CTGATAAGGCTGAATAGAAGTTTCTATTTTTCCACATCCAGTGTCCTACAATTTCCCATTCTTCTGGTTTGATGGTAATAGTACAAGAGACATTATTTGTATTAGCACCGCTTCTGTGGCCGGCTCTTACCCACTCCATGTTGAACTTTTTAACTCTTTCGAGAAGTTCTAAAGCGCTTTCTGATCTAAGAATTGCATTTTTTGGAGCTGACTGAGGTACTGATACTACAGCTTGTATATTTGGTTTGAAAAACTCATCTTCTACTAACTCAGGATGGTTCTCTAAAAGGTATTTGTAGAGAGCTTCGTTCTTACCGAGTCTCATTCTTCTGATATAATGCTGGTCATGCCATGCGTGAATGCCGGAAGAAGAACCTAATACCATTGAAGAAGTACCGGAAGGTTTAACTGTTGTTACTCTCGCAGCTTTGTTTACTCCAATTACTTTAGCAACTCTTTCGTTTTCTTCTTTAGCTACTTTTGCAGCTTGCTTAAGATCGTATTTGATAACCTCTCCAGATGCAATACCGGTCATACCTACTCCGAGTAATGCATCTCTTTCAGTTGTTCTCTTCCAAATATCTCTTAGATAATGGAAATCGGTATAAGATGCTTGAAGTGTTCCAATGAATGCTGCTGCTTTAGACCTGTTGTCTAAATCTTCTTGACTTTCAATATCTGATGCGTTTATTTCACATAGGTTACAAAACTGGAATGGTCTTAGTGCAATTTCTGCGCAAGGATTTGTTCCAAAGTCTTTATCATTACTGAAAATAAATCCAGGTTCACCTGAGTTTGATGCTTTAATTTTTTCCCAAAGCTTAAAGAATTCTTCTTCGGTAATTTTATGTCGTAGAATAACAGCAGAGTTATTTGCACGACCGCGTTGTGGATTTTCCATCCACCATTCGCCGAATTTGCAAGTTAGCATATCTGCGTCATCAAAATCGAATAGGGAGATTAATGCTGCTCTTCTGATACCTCCTGATAGAACTGCATCTGCTAAGTGGCAAATAATATCGTGAGCTTCAATAGATGATAATCTATCTCCGTTCTTTTTTCTATCAAATATTTTTTGTACTTGGAATAAGCATTCTTTTAAAGGTTCTGCGCCGGGTGCTTTACCGCCTGATGTAATAAGTCGAGCTCCCTTCTGTCTGATATCTCTAAAGTCGAAAATAGGAAGTGCGTTAGTATACCCAAAGTAAGCTTTACAGAGCATTCTGATGGCATCTGCCCACCCTTCTATACTATCTCCTACAAGGTAACGTCTTTGTTTTGTAGGTAGCTTTATTTCGGGAAGTTTATCTATATGGTGAGTCTGCACTGAATAGCCTACTCCGCAGCCGGATAGTAGTAGAAACATTACTTCGGAGAAAACTCTATAATCGTCAACTGGTGCGTAAGAACAGTTAAAGATTCTTGCATTGTTAAGCTCAATTGGCTTTCCGGCAAATTGAAGAGAGCGCATAGAAGGTAAAACTTTCTTGTCGTAAACGAGCTGATAAGCTTCTTCTATCTCCTCTCGCAGTTGTGGGAATTTAGCTTGGTGCATTTCTTTATTTCTTGTTACTATCTCTTTCCAAGTCTCTCTTCTGTTTAACTCTGGAATATACTAGCGTACTTAGAATGCACGGTGATGTCACTCAGGACCTGCTGCGGAAGATTCATTTTTAGCGATATTTTTTAAATTTTAGGAATAGAATAACCTTCTACAAATATATGTAGATTAAACCATAAAACCAATTTTTATTGAAAAAGTTATAAAGTTTTTCTACACTACTTACGCAGACGGTGTAGGCGTCGGACTTGGCGTGGCAGCCGGGGTGGCGCTGATGCTTGGGGTTGGAGGAGGGACGTCAGCGGCGATTCTTCCGCCATTACCTCCGGGAGATCCTCCTACTATTGTATCTTGAGAGGATTGTACAGATTGTACGTATGTATTTGCTCTCTTCTGTAGATCAGAAGACGGAGCAGCGGCCTGTTTAACTTGCTTTTCAAATTGCTGTTTTAGCAAATTATTTGCTGATAGTTGATTTATTTTGTCTAGTTGTGTTTTAGACTCTTTTTCGTACTTGTCCTGTAAACTGGCCATTATTTGTAGTTTAGATCTATTATAAATATCTAAGCGTTACTGAGATGGTCCTTGTAACTCAAAAAATTTCTTACTTAGAAAATCTCTCTCATCTTTGTTAAAGAGCATCGGATTACCGGATCCTGATTGAGTACTGCCAGATGGGAAGATAACATCGTCTCCTAACTCCTTATCTTGTATATCTATCGCTCCGGTAGAGGTATCCACTACTGCAGGATAGGTCATTCCATCCATACCGTATCTATTTTTCATAATATGAAAGCGACCTGTACCTCCAACTTTGTCTTGACGCTTTCTAGAAAGAGACATTGCAAAGTCAGCAATCATAATCTTATCGTATGAACCTGCTGCTTTATCTCCCTCGATAATTTCGTCTTTTGCACCTGCGCGATTAACTTGAGATACGGTCCAGATCGGTATTTTTAGTTCTCTAGCAAGTCCTTTTGAAGCGGTATATACGTCGTCAATCTCGTCTTTTCTCTCTGAGATTTTTCTAGGTGATCTTAGAAGATCAACATAGTCGATAATTACTAAGTCAGGCTTATACCCTAGATCGGTACATTTACGTATGTGCGATTCTATAGTGTTTATCGTAGCTTTACCCATAGGGTATTCTTTAATAATTAACTTCCCTGGTAAGGACTGTATAGTCTGTGCTACTTGTTCTCTATGTAAGTCTATTTGATCGACGGGTATCTTAGTGAAGAAAGCATCGTAACGTTTACCGACATATGATTGTGAAAGCTCTAGGGTGTAGTGTACTACTACTAATCCCATTTGTACAGCAGATGCTCCCATATGTACAAGCGACCAGCTCTTACCTCCTCCTGGATTACCGAATATCAATCCGAAATCGCCAGAACCTAGTCCTCCAGCTAGTAGTCTATCTACAACAGGCCATCCTGTAGCTACCGGACTTCTTTCTTCACCTCTATACCTTGTTTCGATATCTTTAAGGTACTCATGTCCTATATTCTTATCCTGACCTGCTTTTAGAGCTGAGTCGACAAGTACTCGAATTTCATCGTAATTGCCTATATTTAAAAGGTCGACTGAAGAGAGGAGTGCTTTCTTTAGCTGTTGATTCTTACAGAAGTTCGAGAATTCTTGTTCTACATACTCTTGATCATCGTAGGTAGCTTTATAAGCTTCCTTCAATTGCTCGACGACAGTGGTCTTAAGTACTTCGTTATCTATCTTCTTAACTTCAATCTTAAGGGAATCTAGCGTAGGAGTTGTATTGTACTTATAGTAGTATCTTAATAACTCTTTGACTACCCACTTGTGACTTGGATTATCGAAGTAGTCTTCGTCTAAGACATCGTGAATATTTTGTAGAAATTCTTTATGTTTCAGCAGTGAGGCTATAACCTTTATTTGAAACGAATTTCCATAACTTGATAACTGGTGGAGTGCTGTTGGCATATTTTATTTTAGATTATTCAAAAAGAACAAAAGTGAGGCCGAGAGGTAGAATGGACTTAAATTTGTCATCTGAATGGATCTCTATAATCTGTTCAGGGTAGAAGAATTTAACTTCTGCGTTTCTGTAGAGAGTAGCTTTACTGTCAGGGTCATTGTAGTTAGTAATAGAAACTCTTTTCTGATCTACGTTGTAAACTAATTTAAACATATAGCTTTTATTTTTTCTGTAATTTAAAATAACTAATTCTATTCAATTATCCAACTTTCTTCTTGTAGGCTTTTAGGTAAGTGAAGGTATCATGTAACCACATTTGGGGATTAGCAATACTCCCTCCTAGCATATCTTCATTGTACATCCTCAAGAAAGCGGCGTTGTTCATATCCTGTTGAGGGTCGTCTAGAACACTTCTTATAAGTTCTTTATTTTCTTCTGAAATTAAAGGTTCGTGTAGGTTCATTAGAGTCTCGTTTATCTCTAACTGCTTCCTGTATTGAAGTATGCTACCGTAGAGTTTATTTTGCTCTAATCGCTCTTCTGATGCTTCTAGTATGTGAGGTAGTGTGTACCTTGTTGACTGTTTAAACTCTGGAAAAAGTTTAAGTATCTTTTTTGCTTGAAGGCCTCTAATACCGGGTACATTATCTGATTGATCTCCTGCAAGTATTTTATAGTTTAAGTAATTTTGAGGAGTAATACCTAATTCATCTACCACTGCTTTAGGAGAGTAGAATTTCTTCTTTATAGGACTGTACAGCGTTACTCTGTCGTTGACAAGCTGTAAGTAGTCTTTATCGGAAGATACGATGTATACTTCTTCTTCTAACTGTTTAGATAAATACCCGATTACATCGTCTGCTTCTACCTTATCTACTATAAGTAAATCAACAGGGAGTTGTCTTAGGTAGTCTATCAGCCTTACAATCTGGTTTGTTATAGCTTCTGATTCTTCTTCCTTCGTATCAAACCCGTCCCAGTTGGTAACTCTGGTTAACTTTCTATTAGCTTTGTATTCAGGGTAGAGGTTTCGTTTTGCTGTAGATCCTCCTAGTCCATCGAATACTAAAATAACTCGAGTTGGTTTTATAGTTCGGATAACAAATCCTATAGACTTTAAGTACCCGGTTAGACCTCCTATATGGTGACCGTGAGCATTCAAATGCTTCACCATTACAAAGGATCTTAAAAAGGTGTTCATGCTATCGATTAAGAGAACCCTGCTATGTAAATGCAGGGTCTCTTGTTTCGATTCTTTTAGGCTATTAAATATAGCTTGGTATTCTTTATTCACTGTCGGATGCTTCAAATATGTCTTTAATATCTTCTTCTGTCTCTTCAACTACGTCAAAATCTTTACTGCCTAGTATCTGCAGCCATTCCTTTGAGTGTTCTTTTTTATAATTATCAATCGCTTTCTTATCATCAGGAATAAACCCGTGTACAGTCATGATAATTCTACCTTCAGTTGTTACACCGGTAATATGGTTCTTATCACAGCTAACTTTTGTTCTCTTAGCAAACTCAACGTTCTTACCGTTTTTAGTTGCTTTGATCTTATTAGTACCACTGTTAGATACATTACCGAATGTAATAATAAGTGAAGCGTCGAAGAACATGGTATCACCTCCTTTATTCTTCATCTTAGGTTGCTCCATCGGACTTCCGGGTTTTGCAACCCAGATCTTATTTACAGCAAGTAAGGTGTTAGTAAAAGGTTGAGATTCTTTTCTGGATAGTACAATCTTCTGATTGATAAAGTTCCCGAATTGTTGAGACATTGCTCCGGCGTTCCATTCGTTATTGTTCTTGTTGGATTCAACCGAAAGTCGGGATGGTATACTTCCTACAGAGTCCCATAAGAATAACAGGTCGTAAGGTAGGTTACCTTTCTTCTGCTCATCTAAAAGATCTGCGATAAAAGCTGCTACATCCTCGATAGTATTTAAGGATGATCTATCCACATAGATAAAGAATCCTTTATAGTCTACAACTTCGCCAGTATCGGGGTCTGCAATTTCATCTACTTGAAAGCCCATCTGTTTAGCATGTTCCCAAGACCATTTCATCTCGGTTATAATGAATACAGGTAAGATACCTTTCTTCTGTGCAGACACTGCTGCTTCTAGAAGGGCGGTTGTCTTACCTGTATCAGAATGTCCTCTAAGTAGTGTAATATGGCCCATCGGTATTCCTGGGATAGATAGAACGTCTTGGTAAGATTGGGATAGTTCAATCCACTTATCTTCTTTAAACTTTACATTCCCTACTAGGAATTTATTTTTCTTGAAACCTTCTAAATCAAATCCGCCTTTGATAGCTTTTGAAATAGTCGTATTTAACGATTCTTTAGCTTTTGCCATATTTTGTTTTTATTAGAACGGAAGGTCATTACCGGGAGTATCTTCTTTAAAAAGATCATCGAACTCTTTATCGATATCCGGCTTTTGTTTTACGTTTAGAGAATACTTACTGTTCTTAGGAGCAGCAGGCTGTGCTGTTGCTGGAGCTGGTGTTTCAGTCTCTTCCTCTTCTTCTGTAGCTTCAGTACTACCGGGGTTCAACCATTCGTAAAGACCTTGCTTAAGTTCTTCGTATGTCGGCTTTCTGTACAGCTCAATCGGATCTGGTTGTGTTTCAAGCCAGACTTTAAGCTGTTTAGCATCTTCAGAAGCAGGAGTTTGTTTAGTCTTAACACGAACTGAAGTCTTGTTAAACTGACGTCCGCTCTGATCAGGACCTACTGTCTCTACGATAAGATCGCGACCTTGGTAAGTATCGGTGTAATCTCCTACATCTTCGTCTTCTGCTACAGCAAGAAGCTCCATATAAACCTCTTTACCGAATTCCCAAAGACGTACGCCCTTGTCTTCTTCGCCTCTAACGATAACTGGTGCAAATACTCTCATCTTCGGTTCTAGCTTTTTAGCTAGTTTAAAATTCTCAACCGTGTAAGTTTGCTTTTTCAAGCTTTCTGAAAACTCTACGATTGGGTCTTTCTCTCCGAAGTTAACAAGAGAGATCATAGTACGGTTGTTAATACCGTAGTGGAAAAAGACTTCCTTAAAAGGATTTTCTTTATTCCATTTGGCAGGAAGCATCCTTACCTGGAATTTGCCAATTGGCGCTTTCCAAATTGACTCAGCGATCTTGCTTTTGCCACCGCCACCGCGGGTTTGCAAGCTGGCCAATTTTTGCTTAATTAAACTTACGTTCATAGCCATTTTGATGTATTTTAAAATTAAAAGTGAACATATATCTTAAACTAAGATAATGAAAAAAATGATAACAGCCAACTTTTTTTAGAGGCTAATTATCTTATGTATCTTAGTGCTTAGGAGGCGGATATCATCTCCCTGTGTTAGTAGTACTGTATTTTTATAATCCGCCCATGAAATTCTATAGCTTGTATCTAGAATCCCTTCGTTTAACTGCCTTATTAGAATGTTTAAGGCATTAATAGTATACAGTGTGTTTGATTCTTTCTTTCTGTGAAGAAGGATCGTATTGTTGAGAATATAAGGAGTTGTATTTTCTGTATCAATATTATATGTGCAGAGCAAATCCGTACAATCCTTAGACTCTAATACAAATATTTTATTGTACAGAATCTTATAGTGGGATTTAATCTGATCGAGAGTAGTGTCTAAACTCTCCTTTGATGTGAATGTACAAAACAGTCTATTCATATAATCAATACCGCTGTAGTCGAAATTATCTATCATAAATAGTTGGTTTTCATTAAAGAATCGTAATCCTTACCGTACTTTGCTTTTACCGGATATTTACTTTCTCGCAAGAGGCTAACAATCTCTAGCAGGAGTTCTTTTCCGTCCTCTACGTTAAAATCTAATAAGAAAGAGTCGTATACTACTAGGCTTATAAAACTCTTCTTCCCTTCTAATATAGCTTGAAGTTTTGTCAGTAATTCTACGTTTGTTTTAGTTTCTAAATTTTGTATAAAGTAATTAAATAGTTTGAGTAAGTATATGTCTTCGGATACTTGTAAGGTTCGTCCAGTCGGTAATTGAACTCCTTTCCCGTACTGGTATGTATTCCAAAGATCATCAAGGTAGGTGCTTAGAGCTTTGTAGAAAGGAATCTCTCTATACTCTTCTTTAATGCCTCCGTATATGTTTTGGAAGGTTATTTGCTTAGCTTCCTTATATTCTTCTTCTGTGATAGTATCTCTGTTAAAGTACTGTTTTGCAAAATATGTATGAATCGATTGATCTTCTGGTAATTCGAAGTTAATCAAATTAGCAATAAGTCTTACGTGGTATGCATCAAAATCAAACTCGACAAAGTAATGGTTCTGAGGTATGAAGCATTTTCTAGAGTGGTTTTCTTTATTTAGGGCTAGAAAGTTAATACCGTTGAATGCATTTGTAGGTCTCGCAGTTACATTGTACAGGTTATAGTTTGTATATATTATCTGATCTTCGTAAGAATCTGTTATACTGTGCGGAGTAAAAAATTCTCCAAAGCATTGAGTATCTATTTTAAGTCCTGCTTCTTCTACCTTTTTATAAACTTTTTCGTATTGAGAATAAAATTCTAGATCTAAACGAAAAGTCTTAATACAGGTCTCAACTTTAATATAAAGCTCTTCCCAGTATTCGTAGAGTTTCGATATCGGTATAACTCTGTTTATATCTTTGTAAACACCGGTGTATCGTTGATAGTAGATGTTTATAAGGGGTGAATCTCCCCTATTCTCCATAGGTTTCTCCCCTCTTTCTAAAAAACAATAATTGAGGTCTATTAAAGAAAGATCTAAGTAATATGAATGGTATTTACTGTTTAAACAGTATATCTTACTAGCTTTCGATAGTACCTTAACTACTTCGAGTATATTAAGTGAAAAGCCTTCCGAATGATCTAGAACTACAATATATCCTTTGTTTTCCGATACGGGACGTATGTAAAGTAGAGAAGGTTTTGCTAGACGGGGATGCTGATTATCGTTATTAGAGATTAGATTTATGAAGCATGAATCTAGCTTCTCTCCTAACTTTTCTAACTGTTCTTGAGTTTCTACTATGTAGTGCATTAACCTTTATTTACAATAAAAATATAGAAGTTATTTCTACTTATCAACTTTTACTTGGTACCGCAAACTTGCTATACTCTTCACCGATATAAGTCTTTAATCCAGGAAAAGTTTTATCTTTAGTCTCCACAAGTCTTTTATTCGTATCTACGATACCAGCAACAGGGTATTGCTTATTTACTCTATCGTCCTTTAGAGGTCCTGTTAGCTTTCTTGTAGTCTAGACTTTCTATTCCTCATAGTATCATAATTCTCTTTTGAAATCTCTATAATGTTAGAAGATTCATTTACTTTTTTTGGAAAGTACCTTAAAAAATAACCTCGTTCATAATCCTCCTGGGTGGGTTGTGGGTAGTAGGGAGTCAACTCTCTTAAGACAACTCCATAAGCGTCTGTATCAGGCTCTCCTTGTGCGAGAGAAACATTTTTAATTTGTTCGTAGCTCAATACAGCGTCTAGGTCAAACTTACCAGTGCTAACTGATAAATTAGAGGCGGTTTCTATCGGTGTAAGTTTTACATTAGCGTTACTATCAAAAGGATCTGATCCTGTAAAAAATTTTCCATCAAAAGTCTTATAATAAGAACCTCTGTATTCTTCTCCTTTTATTGTAAATTCACCTCCGGTTGTTACCTGGTTTGTTATTATTCTGTTTTTAGGATAATATCTAATCATACTACATTTAGTTTTAACCAGTCCAGTTTATAGAAGGTAGAGTATCTTTTTTTCCACTTGCTGCAATAACATCTAGTTCTGATAGCATATCCAGTAAATTGCTTTGAGGCATCGTATCTATCTTTCTGCTAGGGTCTTGTCCTGTACCGTGTGTTACAACACAAGGTTTAGGCGCTGTTCGTAAACCTTTATCTGGGAATAATATATCATAGCCGGGATTAAATTTGAATCCAGGAGCTAAGATACCGTCCTTGATAAAGGTTAGTAGTAGATTAGCTAATGCTGATATTTGAACGCTTGTTAGAGATTGCCATAAGTTATGTCCTCGATAAACCGGATAAGAGAGATGACACTCATCGTAAGGTATGGCTCGCTCGCCGCTATAATTTAATATTTGACCGCTAGAAGTACACAGCAAGGCAGGACCGTAAGATTCCATTTCAATTCCTATACTATTAGCATTCATACTAGGAGATGCACCCCAAGTCGGATCACCGTAGTGGTTAGATTTCCATTTTTTAAATCCTCTAAATCCAGCTATCTTTCCTGTTCGTCCGATAGTAAAATCAGCACTGGCAGGGTTTACATCTACGGATCTATTCCAGGTGTTTTGATAGTGTGTTAGCGGATTGTCGTAACTCGATACCGTGTAGTGTATGGTTACATATTTAAAGATGCCGCTGGCATTACCTTTTGCTGCTCTGGTCCAAGTCTTTCCATCGGTAATAGATGCCATTTGGAAAGCAAAAGGTTGATTATTATAGTCTGATGCTTTTTCTTTACAGTTGAGTACGGCTTGAACTGGAACTCCTTGAGCAGCTGTTCTTAGAGGAAAAGTTTTCTTTACATCAGCCCATTTCTTAACACCGA